AACTCTAAACATGGTGTCCTTATGATGGGGGCGAACTAGGATCGACAGGCTGGAATAGATGAGTGGAGAATTGTCGGATGACTCCGTTATTGGTCAAAACAAGTAAATGCAAACGATAATGCATATATTGGGGATTACGCACTAGCTGCATAATCTTTCGGGGTTCGGTGGGTTCCTTGCAACAGAATACCCACCAGTAATTTGAGTGACGGCAACCTATTGCTATATCGACACTTAATGAGTTTGGTAGTTCTCTGTATAGGACTAAAGACTACCATTTTAAAAGTTGGAATAGTTTCAACTTATTTTGTAATGTTAAGGAAAACATTTAAATGACTACTACTACCACTACTACTACACAGGCCGCTCGGGTCGAAACCGCACTTGTTAATGGTGCTGAATTAACCGCAAAACAGATTTCTGCACGTTATGGTGTTAAAAATGTTCGTTCTGTGATTAGTAAGCTTCGTTCAGAAGGTTTAGCAATCTATTTGAACAAGCGTGTATCATCTTTTGATGGTCAATCATATATGAAATATAAGGTTGGAGCTCCAACACGAGCAGTTGTTGCAGCTGGATACAAGGCACTACGCACAGCGTAATGTCTTTCGGGTGATGTCGTAATACATCCGTGGGGGGTCATGGTTAATCCCCCAACTTTTTTAATATATGGAATTAAAACAAATGAATACTACTAAAACATTTTCATTAGAAATTGAAAATATCGCAAAAGAAAAAAGAATAACTCATATGGAAGCTATTCTTTGGCATTGCAACAAACAAGGGATTGAACCAGATACGGTAAGTTCTCTTATATCAAAAAGTCTTAAAGAAAAAGTTGAAGCAAATGCAAGAGAACTTAACTTCTTACCAAGACAGGCACAGTTACCAGTTTAATGTATAAAATCTACACACAAAATTCTTGTATTTACTGTGATATGGCAAAAGATTTGATGCATACAAATAACATTGATTTTATGGAAATTAGTGTTGATTTTGATAATGAAGAAAGACTTTTACTTAAAGAACAAGGCCATAAAACTGTACCACAAATCTTTGATGAAAAAAATAATCACATTGGTGGTTATACAGAACTTTTAGCTTCAATATTAGGCCCTCAAGGTATTTATCCAGTATATAAAGTTAAAATTTAGAAAAAAAGGAAATATAAATGTTTGCATTATTATTATTAATTGTACCACTATTTGTTGTGCAAAATTCAGAAGCTATTCAAACTTTTGAAAAACAAGTTACAGAGGGTTATGAATGGCATTATGTTGGCCCACAACCTTTAGACCCTAAAGATAAGAACATTTCTTTACAGGTTCAAGGTAGTGACCCATACATTATTTTTAAGTTAAAGAAACCAGTAGAGTAATGTTTAAGGGATTACTACAGGCAATTGTAGTATTAGTCCCTACATATATCACTGCTTACCTTACAGATAAAATGGTGTATGTTATTCCGATGTTGGCTGCAGTAAGTTTTATTGCAGCCAGTATCAACCCTACAACAAGTCGTAGAGTAGAAGAAGACGGATATAAAAAAGACGATGGAATCGATTGACGTTTATATTATGTATTGTGCAATGAAAGCACATTTTAGTAGAAAAGACTATGACTTTAACAAGTATGGTGGTAAGACTAAAGTGTCCAGAGATTCTTTCTTCAAACGCAAAGACAGGCATTTCTTTGTCAAACTTTCAAGAAAATATAAAACTGATATTGAAATAAAAAACTATTATATCTCTAATTTTATTAAAGATAAAAAAGGATACATTGCTAACTTTAGTGATGAAAATTATAAATCTTGGTTACTTAAAAGATCAGGTTTCTTTGAACAATTTGTAATGGAGTTAAGTCCATACATAAAAGAATTTCAGCCTCTATTTGAAGTTGAAGGTAACAATCATCCAAAATTATTAAAAGAGTTTTTAGGTAGTAGAGTATCATTAGAAACTATGATTGTATTGGATGAGCTTGTTGAATACGGTAAGAATTGGGATAAACTATTAGAAGGCGATATTATATGGATTGATTTAAAAAAATTGATGGAAAATTACAAAGGGTTCTTGACAATTAATAAAAACTTGTATAGAATGAAACTACTGAAACTAATAGAGGAGTCCAGTTAAATGGAACTTACAGTACACTTGGATGGTAATCCTACCATTCGTGAAGAAGGATTTTTTGAGAGTAAGGTAACTACTCTTGAAAATCAAGTTAAGGCATTACAATTTAATAATGCTGAGTTGGTTAAAAACAACGATGAGCTTCGTGAAAGAGTCACGAAACTTGCTACTCGTTTTCCTAGTCAAAAAGGAAACCAACCAAGAAGGAATGACCGCTTTAACAACAAGCGTGTCTAAATGGAACGCCGGCATAGCTCAGTTGGTAGAGCGATTGATTTGTAATCAATAGGTCGTGAGTTCGATTCTTACTGCCGGCACCATTAAAGAGGAATAATATGGAAGTTAAATTTGTAGATAAAATGGGAAGTGATCTTTCTGTGGTTAATGCCGCAAGAGTATCATTTGCAAAAACATCTGAGTGGGATTCTATTCCAGAAGCAGGACTTATAGAAGGTTTATTGTCTACTAAAGATGAAAAATTAATTAACTACCTTGCAAAACATAATCATTGGAGTCCTTTTGGTCATGCATCTATGCAGTTCCATATCAAGGCTCCAATATTTGTTGCAAGACAACTTGTTAAACATCAAGTCGGTCTAGTGTGGAATGAAGTATCTAGACGTTATGTTGATGATGAAGTAGAGTTCTATGAACCTAAAGAATGGAGACTTGCAGCTGAGAATAAGAAGCAAGGTTCTTCTGATGAAACTGTAAAATATAATGTAGGTTCTACATATCAATGGTGTAACGAAACATATAAAAATTTATTGAACGCTGGAATTGCACCAGAGATGGCTAGAATGGTCTTACCACAATCAATGTATACTGAATGGTACTGGAGTGGAACTCTAATGGCATTTGCTCGTGTGTGTAATCTACGATGCAAACCAGATACACAACTTGAAACCCAAATGGTTGCAAATCAAATAGATGAGATAGGAAAAGAAATGTTTCCTACATCATGGGAAGCATTAAGAGACATATAATGTCAAAAGCCTTAGTAATAGGAAACGGTGAGTCAAGATCATGGTATAAACCAACAATATCAAATGATGTTGTTACTTGGGGCTGTAATGCAATTTATCGTGATGGTGATGTTGATAATCTTGTTGCAATAGACTATGGTATTCAACAAGAAATTTATAATTCTAGGTATCAAGACAACCACAATTGTTGGTTTGCAGATTGGTCTGTAGTTCCAGAGGAAGTAGCAGAAATGTCTCTTATGGGTTTTAACTTACCACCAGAATTTATTCATAGAAGTACCAGTTATTATTTTTTAGGTATACCTAGACCAGAAAACAGAACTTCTAATTGTGTGATACAAGGAAAAGACCCAGCCACCATACAACAGAGAATTGATGCATTAAAAGAACTAAATGCAAATTTAGATATGGATGATTTGCAAAAGAAATTAACAAAAGATGTTGGTATTTGGATAACCTATGTTGATGATAATGATACTGTTAAAAACATAGATTTTCCTAGAGGTTGGGCTGCAGGGACTACTGCACTACATCTTGCTTGTCAACAAGGAGCAACAGAAGTTTATATGTTAGGGTTTGATCTGTCTTCTCAGAACGAACTTTTGAACAATATATATAAAGGAAGTAATTACTACTTACCAGCAGATGCAAAGGGATTTAATCCACAAAACTGGGTGAATCAGTTGTTGGCTGTTTTTAGAGAGTTTAAGAATACTCAATTTTATTGGGTAGAACCTAAACACAATATTGGAAGTTCTACTGACAATATTGATATAAGGTACTTGACAAAATCAGAACTTTGTGATACACTACGTATACAATCGCATATATTAACATAAGGAGAATACATATGTCGTTACAAGCACTAAAAAAGTCCAATTCTTTGGACAAAC